TTAACAAGGTACTTGATTAGTTTTTCACTTGTTTCAGTGTTGTACTGATTGGTGGGGTTAGATACGCGAGCACAAAAAGCAATAAGCTCTTGTGCATCTGCAATACCTTCGTTTCTAAATTCTTCAGTTGGCTGAGAATACGATACTAGGCGAACGGTCATTATAATCCTTAAAGTTTATAAGCAATTATAGCATCCTTACGAAGTTTCCACAAGCGTTTAGTCTCCGAAAGAGGGGCAAACGGAATAACAAGAACTAAGCACGGATCAAATTCGTGCCAGCGGCCGCTTACTGTAGTACCAAAGTCAAACGAGCTTGCTTGCTTGTGATGATTGTTGTGCCAACCTGAGCCCCAATGGAAGTAACCGATGGCCCATACGTTAGTGCTTTGGTCTTTGTTTTCAAAGTTTTGGTAACCAGCTGCTGGTACGTGGCCGAATGTGTTTACTAAGCCGTCAGCATGTAAGCTCATTAGAGCGCCCACAACAAAGAACCAAATGGTAGCTTGCCAACCAAATATAAATGCGCTGATTAGCAATGTAGCATAAATGATCTTGTTATAGTTTTCATGGATAAATGTAACTCGACGGTCACGAAGCAGGTCAACTGCATAACGGAAGCTGACTGAATTTTGTTCAATACCAAACTGCCATCCCATATAACTCCACCACCAGCCGTTGCCCACTGGAGTATGAATATCTTTACCCGGGATATCACTTACCTTGTGATGATGCCCGCGGTGCAATGCTGCCCACCATAACGGACTGCCTTCGCCTACCATTGTACTGGCCCATAACAAGAACGGTTCTGCCCATTTGTGTGGAGTCCAGCTTTTGTGACTTAGCCAGCGATGCAGTGTCAAATTGTTACCAACGCCGTCAAGCAGTACCCAACCACAAACAGCAAGTAACAAGTAACTCCACGACCAACCAGTTGCAATGGTATATGCAAGTACGGCAATAGCTGCCAAATGGTACGGCAACCATATTGCAAGTATATAAGGAATCTGATGTGTTTTGCGATACAACTCAGCTTGTTTGTTCAACCAATTTTTCATGAAGTAGCTTTATTTAAAGGGATTGCCGTACCTCCTTGGCTCGGCGGTAATGTGTTTTCTCTACGTAGTATATATCTCCGCAAGTTCATATCGTGCGGGTGTAAACTATGCCCCATTAGTTCATGTATAAAACTATAATGACTACGGGTATTTGCTTGCACAGTACATTCAACAAAACTGTAGTAGTTTTCGCGCACAGGCAACATAATCTTACTGTATGCAGCTTCACGATGCGCCGGATAGCTTACATAAAACTCATTCATTCCAGCTGCTTCGTGTACATTACACAATTCTGCGATAATTGTTCTAAACGTTGGAATAAATTTCATTCCCATACTTGGACTTAGCAACCAACTTAAACTCCAACTTGGCATATGAGCCCAGCGTTTAACACCAACTGCTGCTTGATAATTACCATCAGTATCAACTAACGCATAGCACTGTCTAATATTATAGTTGTTAAATGTGCTCGGCAGCATAAATGCTGAGAAGAACTTTTTACGTTTTTCTTCATCGTCAATATCGTTTGATATTTTAAAATCTGGATACTTGTCTGGATCCGTGTTTGCATAGATATGCTCTGCAAACTCCACCAAGCCTGGCAAATGATCAAGTGTCATTGGCATTAAGCTATATTGCATACTGTCTCTACTCCATTAATTAAATTTTGTCTTAGTTGGTCAATTGGCATGACATAACTACGCTCGTCAAAGTTTAGCTTTGACTTTTCATATACATTGTATCTGACATAGTCCCACAAGTGCATATAGTTTTCGACCCCGTGCCACTTGGGACGTTTTCTAAAGTTATATCCCAGGTGTGAATAAATTTTCATCTTACTACTGGTCCAACCTAACTTCCCGGGAATACGATCATTTACCAAATCATCAACTGTTGGCAATTGTAAAAATGATAAAATTGATTCGGGGCTGTAACTGTAAAAGTTATTGAGAGCTGGAATACCAGTTGCATCTGCAAATCTGCGCCATACTCCATCTTGATCTTCTTTCTTCAAGAATGCCCAACGGTCATAATGCTCTCCAGTTTCCCAATCAATGCTGGGCAACTTTTCCAATTCAATTTCGTCAATTGTAATCATTGGGGCATTGTATTCAAGTGCCACTTTCATAAGAAGCTGTTGGTAAAAGCTATAGCTTTGATAACGAGCACCTATTTCAAATGCTTCGCCGCCCATTACAAATTCTTCGGGATCAACGTCGATGACTGTGTATTTTAACCCCATGCCCGACAACATTCGCATTGCTGGGCCAATATCGTGTAAGTTCTTATCGTCGGGAAATCTAATAGTAACAATACGCGGAGTGATCCCAGCAGACAAGAAACTTTGTAGTGCCATTTCACTGTCTAGGCCACCGCTTAAAAAAATAGTCAAGTCTGGATATGTTCTATTCAAGGTACGAGCGTTTCTAATTAGCTCTGCTTTAAAGCTCATTGGCTTTCGAACACATCCTCCAACACTCATTGAGGTTGTTTCTAAGTTGTCTTTGCGCCAAATTTGATTACGGTCATCACCGTACCAATATTTCAAATGCGAACGTTCTGTGTTTACAATCATGCTATTCCAAATTCTTTTTCAATGTTATCCATGCTATTGCGCACAGAATCTGTGCTTGCAATTGGCTTTACTACTGCCCATTGTGGGGTATTAAAAACATTCAACTGACGTTCGAACGGGATACAATCATTCCACCAGTTGCTCCAAACTGGGCCTAATGCGCCTGCTTGTCCGACTGCTCGTTTTTTAATTGTAGTATAGATCCATTTGTTATAATCGTTAAATGTTAGTATCATTCCTACGTGCTGTTGCGTTGTACACCATTCTAAATTAGATGACAATAGATACTTTGTAATTTCATTATGAACACGATATTTAGGTAACAGCCAGCAACGATTGCCGCCGCTGCCAAATACACTGCTGAGTGAACTTGTTTCTACTGCACTAATTCCAACGATGCGGCCATTGTCTAACAGTAAGTCAATTTGACCTGTTTTTTCTGTCCAACGTGATTTATTGTTAACCAGGTAACCAAGACCAGCAGGAAACTCATATCCCATATTAACCAATGCAGGTAATGGGTCATTGTTAATTTCTGCTAAGAAATCTTTGTATAATTGTTCAATACTACTAAAGTGTTCGGCGCAGGTATGAATAACTTCTAATGTCATACCTGTATGTATGACTTAAATTGGGTCTGTGTTGTCCAGGCAAGCAACAAAATGAATTCTTGGCTTCATACTTCCATTCATGGCCGAATGTTCTTTTGTAGTATCTACCCACCAAATGTGGCCATCGTCAGGGATAACTCGTATTGCTGGCGGGTTAGTAAAAATGAATCTGGCCATTGGGTGAGTATCAATTGCAATATGTATGCGAGGTGTGCGATCAACATGTATACTGTAGCAAGTGCGGGCCTGCAAGGTCAGTAGCCGAGCACGATATACTGTAAAGGGCAAGGCAGCAAAAAACTCTTCCCACCAGGTGCCTACTAATTTTGGGTGCAACTTATCCCAAATTGATTCGTCTATGTCAGGCTTAGATCCAATACCAGCTGCCCAATCGTCAGACCCATCTGTTTGTAACGAACACTGCGTATGATAAACCCCATTGGGATAATCGTACATCAGTGTGTACGTTTCAGCTTTTAATCTTTCTAAATCTACTTTGAAATCGTATCGTTTAAACCGCTTGTCATATATCATGTGGTGCCAATAGCCATGTATCTGGTACACTTATAGAGATTCAATTCTCCGCTCCAGATAATGTTATTTAACCCGCATGACTCAATAAACTCTTCTAATGTTTTATGACAATTTACGTGGTCAGGCACATCAAACATGTCATTACCTTGCAATACAATTATAGCGTTATTTGGTAATGTTTTAACCCATTCACCGTGATCTTTGAAGTGTTCAACAATCGTATCAATCACAATTGGCTTAGTGTACTTTGCAACACTCAGCTTTCGCACATCCCTGTTGCTGGTCCTAAATGTTGATTTGGTTACTGAATTCAAGTCAGCAGATGCAGCGTGAACTGTTTCGTCAATATCAACGTTGGTTACTACATCAAGAAACTTGCCTTTCATATCAGCTAAGAAACTTAACATGCCAACCCAACCGCCTACTAATAGTACATTTGATGATTCGTCAATGGTATACTTGCGGGGCTTGGGTAATAGTTTAAGTACGTTTAGTTGTTCAATGAGCCATAACTTGCTTTTAATTTGGTTTCTGCTTAACGCATCTTTCCAATTTAGGTCTGGATGTTCTGCTACTGATTGTGCAAGTTTAATGATATGCACTCCGCAGCTTGGATAATAATTAGACAGCAGCTTTCCTAACAATGCAATATCATTGTTTTTTACAGACGAAAACAAAGTTGTTTCTTTGCCAAACATTAGTTCAAGCAAGTCAAATATCTTATAAAAGTCTGAATGAGCCTCTTGTAATAGTCCATATGCTCTCCCAATATGAAAGTATGGGCCTACTCCTTTGTGTGTATTTGCTTCAATCCAGTTATGCATAGCCCAAGCATTGCCTTCAACACAATTCAATACTGTGTTGTCAACGTCAGGTGGCGGAGTAATTCGCGTGTCCAACGCATCAACACGATATACTCCATGTATCTTGATAAAGTTGTAAAGTGTTAATATGCCGTCAGTATTAGAAGGATCCTTGATAGTATTCAACAATGGTTGCAAATCAATGAAGTTTTCACGACCAACTTCAAGTATCAATCCTTCTAAATTAGATTGCTCGCCAGACTCAAGCCAACGATGAAGGAAATGCAAGCTATGTCTGTAGCCAATTGCTTCGTCAACAAAGTATAGCAGCGATGATCTTAATTCAGCATTTTTATCCACGGAACCATCCATATAAACTTAAATTTGTGCGCCATTCTACATCTTCATACGTCAATGGCTTGTCAGGGTGCAACTGTGTTTGCTTTATAAAAGCACTTTGATCAGCGTCGAATTCAGGTAAGATCCATCCCAGTCCTTCACTTATATTCTTACCCAGGCTCTTACTACCTTTAATTGGATCTGCATTTGAGTGTGACTTAAAAAAATCATTAAACCAATCATAATCTCTAATTTTCACAAAATCAAAGTTATCATACTGCAACATCTTAACAGCAAGCCTTGCACCGTACACACTCCAAATACCATGCTCAACATCTGATCCCACTGTCATCCATGTAAGTAAGCGTTGATAGTTTGCGGCGTGCATTGTAGTGCTCCATTCATTAAAAGCAAGCAGGCGGCCCTGCTCCATTGATAGCTTAACACCTTCACGGAAGCCCACACGAAATGCTTGATAAGCACTGCCGTTTGTATGCACATTGCTCCAGCAACCTGGAAGTTCTTTGTAGCGTTGAAAGTCCCAGCAAAAATCTACAGCATCTCGTTCTTCATCTGCAAGCTCATGACTTTTCATGTTAGCAAGATGTTCGGTGCTCCACATCTTCAAGCCACCGTTTCCGTACATAAGGCCATTGGTGACTTGCCTACCGCCCCATGTGAAGCTCACTTGGCCGTTCATGTTCTGCGGCAACCTCTTGGTGAAGAATTTTGGATCAACTTGATTATCTGCATCTACAGTGATAACATAATCGCTCATTGGAAAGCTGTCTGCGGCTGCTTTATGGCAAGCATCAAATCCTTTCACTCCGTGAACACGAGCAATACGTTTATGTGGTACTACTTTTTGTAATAAGTTCCAATGTGTATCTGCATTTGGTTCGTCAAAACTTAAAAAAACTACGGGGATATCTGCAAACGTAGTTCTTGTATCGTGTTTCTGTGGTTTAACATTAAATATTGACATTTTTAAATTCCCCTCTTAGCCAATCCCAATCATTGATTCTATCAAGAATTTCCAAATCATCACTGTACTGTAAACCAAATTTAGAGCCAGCTTGTGCCCCTAGTATACTATACTTTCCATTATGAGCTTCCCATCCCACAGTGGCCCAATGTAATCTTTTACGACTACATTCTTCAATTTCTGTCCAATATGAGTAAATGTTTGACTCGTGACTATAACGATCTGCAATCAATACACTTTGTACCTTGCGGTAAGTTGCACGTCGATCTAACGTCCAATCTGTTTGTTGGGCAACATGTTCTGTGAGCTGTTGCAGCTCTGCATGTTTAGTTGCAACTGCTCGACGAACACGGCTTTTGATCATTGACAGAGAAGAGAGTTTGGCGCATTCACGAAACGCACCAATCCATGCAGATTCTGGTGTCACATTAAATCTAGTTTCGCAGCCAACTTGTTCTTTGCTAACAGTAGCTCGACCAATTGTGGTTGATAAGTCAATGTGCCATTTTTTATCTTCTAAAAATGGGGCTTGCGGGAACAGCTTAATGCCGCCATAACCGTACTCTTGCCCGGTCACTGGATTTCGACTTGGCCACACAATAACACATTCAGATTCTGGAATCCCCCAATGCAATGTTTTAGCATCTGGTTCCCAATGGAATTTAAATCCGTCAAGCACCCAAGCATCTGCGTCAACTACATAAAAGTTTTTGGTTGTACTTAACTGAGCACATGCTTTATGCACGTTGTAAATGCCTTTGACATTGTCAACACGTTTTGCCGTAGGTGCTATTTGAAGCAAGCGTTGCCAATTAGCTTCACTGCCTTCTTCGCCCATTGAGATGAAAAATATATCTAACATTACTCGGCGATAAACTGTTCAACATCACTTTCTTTAATGTGTGGCGCTAAACGATGTGGATTAAAGAAACTTGCTTTAAAGAATTTGGAACCAACTTCATCTAATTCTGCAATATCCAAACGAAGATCTTGTCGTAATAGCTTGCCTAGCTTAACAGTTTCTGCCATTAGCTTAGTCTTACTCCAATTATATTTAGATACTGCGCATGTTTCTTCATCGCCTGCAAACATTGGAGCAACTGTTTCACTCCAGTATTGATTGTGCCATTCAAAGTCTGCTACCAACTTGTAGTCCCAGTCTTTGCGTAAGTTAGTTAGATAACAGCCGAGTCGAGCACCGTACATGGCCCATAATCCGTTTTGTATATCTTGCCCAACACTCATCCATACTAATAGTCTACGATGATTTTTAAAATTGTTACGATCAGCAATCTGACGCCAGTCCATTGGACGACCATCAATGAGAGCCAGCTTGACACCTTCGCGAAACCCTGCTCGATATGCTTGATAAGGAGTTGCGTTGTTAAACACATCGCTATAAATGTTGTTCAATTGATGGTAATGAATATCCCAACAGAAGTCTACTGCGCCTGCGCCAGAATCAACTGCTTCGTGTGTACGCATTTGCTCCACTACTTTCTTTGGCCATAACTTAACCCCACCATTGCCGTACACGAGTCCATTGATAACGTTTTTGCCGCTCCAACTTAGTACATCACTGCGATCAAATTTGGTTAAATCCAATTCCATTTCAAAGAAATCGGGACGTACTTTATTGTCAGCATCAATTGTGATAAAGCGTTCAGTTTCTGCTAACTTTGCTGCTGCCTTATGACAAGCATCGCTTCCATATACGCCATGGCTGCGTTTTGCCCAGGGGCATTTTTCTAATAAGTCTGCATAGTTTTCATCTGCATTTGGTTCATCGTAGCTGATAAACACTACGTCAAATTCTGTAATTGGTGTTTTCACTGGAGCACTCCTATATCTAAGTTGTTAGCTTTATATAACAGACTTGGGACCACATGGTCAGGCCAATTTGAAATCAATTCAAATGGATGTTCTTGTCTAAGCATTAGCGCAGGCAACTCTGCCCATGCTA